AGGAAAGTTAGATTGAAATAGATCGGCTGTCCGGTTCAATTGAGAGAAGGAACGTTCCAGTTCCAGTCAATTGACTCAACAAAGAAAGATCCAAGACTGCACCCCTAGTTCGAAGGACAAAGGCTACAGATACAAACTTAATAGTTTGATTTACGTCTGTAGTTTTCGAATATCCTTGATAAAAGGCTAAGGATGTCAACGGCACAATGAGCCCCCCATTAGTGAAGGTAAGATTTGGTAGGATCTGGTCATCGTTTGTCGCTAAAAATAGCTGAGCACGAAAACGACCAGACACCAAAAACTTTATTTCACCCGATGGGGCCACCTCATAGTATGGAGTTGACTTGAGTCTTGAAATGAGAGAAGTGAAAGGAAGGTCTTGTGAATTGTATTCAAGGGTTGCTATAGCAGAACTGGACGGTTTCCTCTTCGTGAGAACACAAGAGTACTTGATTGTCCAGAGACCAGTTGGTGTGCCAGTAGTAACAGAAGTGGATCCAATGAATATCCGTTTGAAAACCTGGAATCGAACGTCAGATGATGAGGAAACATCCCCATCTACGTATCGATCAGTTTTGTCACATGGAATTCTAAGGACTGTTTTCTGCCAAACTGGTGTCGAGACTGAGTCTTTAACTGCCCGAGCATCTTCAAGACTTTCCGGAGGTGCGTCTGTCGGATCTGACAGAGCTCCAAACAGAATCTGACCTTGTGTTTGCGTCGAGCTAACAGGCTCATAAGTGAGCGTAACGTTAGTGAAGCGATACAATTGGTAATTCTGTGCCTCCTTAGCAAGTTGGATTAGGCCTGGTGCGTTTGCAGATAGGTTGAAAACTCCTCCCTGATCGTAGCCTTGTTCGGTTGGGCGATACGTAGATAAGAATGTCTCAGTTCCTGAAACAGTTCTTCGATCGTAGCCGCTCGATGACATAGCTCCGCCAGATTGGACGTTTCCAATGACTGCAGGTGCAGACACTTGTTTTGATCCATCATTGCCCTTCTTCTTCTTCTCTTTCTTTCTTTTCTTGTTGAGAGTTGATTTGACAAGAGTTTCTACTAAGTCATAGCTTGCTCTAGTTAATGGAGTAGCATTTGACATAACTCTAATCTCTCTTTGGACAGCTTTTCTAGCTGCATTTCCGATCTTCATCGCCGGTTTTCTCAGTTGGTTCATCTAGTTGTATGGGATACTTTGCTAGTCAAAGGACTGTACATCTACCTAAGTTGAACACGTTGCCGTGCAGTCTCTAGGCGTTCCGACGCTTCAGGGTTAAGTCGACAAAAGGGTGACACGCGATAGGGCGCAAGACCAAGTATGCCTCTGGATATATCCAGGTGCAAACCCAGCGCATAGCCCCCTATCTTTGATCAACGTATCTCCCGATTGAAGCCTGAAGTCATCTTAGCTCCGAAAGTCCCCCGGACACAGGTCCAGGACACGTGACTCTCAGTATTTGGCAACTTAATAAGTAGACCCCATGATTTCTACGTGGTTCCACGGGTTTGGTTGGTTTTCCTTCCGAACTGAGAAATTATGACAAAGTCAAATTGCCACTTTTCTTCAGCAGTGGCATGACGTTCTTCACAGATGTAATTGACCCGAAAAAGTTTGGCCTTAAAGGTTTAAACTTAGTTTCGTTTCGAGTGTCAAAGATCGGGGAAAAGGTTGTCTGTGGCAAAACCTCATCATATAACGACTCCGGCTCTGAATCAGAGTCATTCGTTAGAGGAATTGCTACGTCTGCCCTACCCTTATCGTTGAATACATCTTCGCGAGGTTCAAAGAACAAGTCTTCGTCTTCATCAAGAGCATAGAAAAGCTCCTCTCTCCTTTCTTGGGAAATTAACAACGAAGGTCTCGTTTCGGCTTGCTCTGCTAAGGCAAGAAGGTCGTCTGGTGATGGGATTGGTTTCCTCTTCAAGTTTTTCAACTTTATAGAGTTATCAACCTTTTCTTCGACTTCAACCTTCTTAACGCCCGCAGCTGCTTGCTGATCGAGATATTCTTCTGAAGTTTCAACCCAAATTAATGGAGAGAAGTCTTCAATCTTCTCTTTTGACAAGACTGGCAACTTCTTTGAATTGACCTCTTTCAAGAACTTTTTTGAGATTGACTTTATTTCTACTTCAACTGACGGTTTTACTGGTAAAGTAAGTGGTTGCTCAATCATCTTGTAACGATCTGGAACAAATTGACGTTCAACTTTGTCAATTCCGTGAATGTTCCATTGAGACAAAACATCCGTCGGTCGTCTAGCTGTTATCGAAACTCTCTTCTTTAAGAAGACCTCAGGAATTTCAAAGCCTTGAACTTTCGGAACTAGAGAAATCTGTTCTGTTAGTTTAATCAAGTCTTCGGCATTTCCAGAGTAATTCTTTTGGAGTTGATGTAACAAGTAATTAGCTAAACGCCCTTGGAATGGTGTTATGTTGTAATCTAATCCAGGTGGACGTGGAAAACCACAACCACCAAGTTGTTTAGGGATGAAAAGATTGAATCTGCCATTCGACGTTAAACGTTGAACTAGAGGCAGATTATAAAAGACAAATCTTTTCGCCAAACGATTCGGATTAGGAGTGTCTACAACAGCCTGTCTGTAGAGTTCTTCTGCAGGCATGTCTCTTAACACGTTACGAGATAGTCCCTTTGATTGAGCCAATAGTAATCCAACATTGACCCACTTAACTTTCTCAAATCTCACTTGATTGATCCCGTTCAAATCCTCGACGCACTTGAACATCTGACTATTAACCATCAGATAGTTCTCATGAACGTAGTTCTTGCCCACGGAGAGAAAGAATCCAGCAGACTTGATCTTGAGCTGCCAGATTGCATAAAGAGCATTGTTTGCCCTGAACAGTATGTCATCGCCGTTTACTAAAACTGCGAGGCGGTCGAACTCTTGTTTTGTTAATGGTCTTCCTAGGAATTCCTCTAGCGCTGCAATGTAGCAGGCTAAATTAACAATACACAAGATTGGGAAAGACAAAGTCGATCCCATCAACTGCCCGTTCGTTTGTAAGAAAGGAGCGAGTCTATCATGTCCAGAATCAGGCAAACCTTGTCTAAGCTCTGTTCCAGCGGCTTTCACATAAAAATGGGGATAAACAATCATTTGCTCGTACAGAACTGCTTTCAGAATTTCCTTAAGTCCATCTGACACTTTAAGGAACATCAGACATTGATCGAAGGCTTCCTTTGTGAAGCGAATTTCGACGTTGTCTGTTGCTCCAGAGAAGTCACCAGAAACCCAGAAAGGCTTTTCGCCTAATTTCTTGGTAAGTCCGGTTAGTTTCTCATCAGTCAGAAGAATATGGAAATGGTTTTCTGAAAGAGGTTCTCTTGTCAAAGCAAATTGTTTAAAGGCTTTCATCGATGACCATAAGGATCTTTGCATAAATCGTGATGTCCAATAGAAAAGAGGGTCACCAGCAGAAACGAGTCGAACTTTTAACGGTTCGAGAACTCTCGCTATCTTCACTGGTATGACATACTTTCTCTTTTTGGCCGCCACATCAAAAGCAAGTTCCGGAAAGTCACTGGCATTCATCAAGAACGATCAGCCAAAGCCATTGAAACCATTTTTAGCTGCTTTAATTTCTCTCGCCACCAAGGCCTCCAGTTCCTTGAGGTTGCTTGGTACGTTCAAATTTCTGACACGATCCACAGTTTGACCTGGCTTAACTTCGGCAATATCCTTCAGCTCTTCTGAAACGAGGGGGAATTCTTGGAGTTTAATACGAATACTCGCCATTATCTCTGATTCTGAATCATTGAGATGTCGCAAGATTTCGCGTTGACCTCCTTCTTCCCTTGTAATTTCATAGCCTGAAGAAGTTGATGCCTCAAAAAGCTCAAACTGTGTAGAACGGATCGCTGGCCCGAGCCTGCTAGTGATTCTATCAATAGCGTCAGAAATGGTCATTTTCTCATAGTCGAGGATGTCCGCCATTCGTTCCCCTACACCAGAAAGGATAGGACGATTCAGTGCTGCCTTGTGCTTCAACATAGCATTGACGACAAATGATTCTGGAACTTCGTGAGCCGCTCTTTTCACACCCTGAAGGATGCCTAAGAACAACTCAGTGTTCCGATTGTTCATCGCCACAAGCCTGTTTCTTAGCTGTTGAAGAGCTTTTCCTGTAAAAAGGAAGTCTGATGCAGCACCAGGATTCGGGTTTGGGTAACATTCGGGACGGGGAGGAAGATCATTCTTTAGATATTTTGCCATCGGGAAAGCTGTCAGATACTTGGCGCAGGCGACAAAGTCGACTGTATCGAGTTCTTTCAGCTTCTGGTAAGGAGCAAGGAGATTATCTAAAGAATGAGCATGGAAGTCGTCAATTGATGAGTAGATCACTTCAAGTAGTGCCCTAAGCAGCTTCGCTGCATGTAAGCACGTGATACTACCGACGATGACATGTTTCTTTCCTGTCAATTTGATTGTTTTCCTTTTACCATCAGGGAGATCAATTGTGAATAAGCTCACATCTCGCGCTGATTTCAGCTGTCCTCCAAAAGCTTGGGACACAAGTTCTTCAGAGTAATAACTCTGTAGATCTCGTTATGATCTTTTGGGCGCCAAGGGTTTAAAATTCTTGGCGTGCTCGGACTTCCCGCCCGAAACAGATTTCTC